GCGTTTCACCACGGCGGCGGTGTCGACCTGGTGCTCGATGAAGCCGGTCGCGGCGGTCGGGTTGGAGCGCAGGGCCGCGGCGCCCTCGCGGTGCACGCTGTTGGAGATGGTGGCGGTGCCGGTCAGGGAGGTGAATTCGACGTTCGCGGCGGTCGACTGGAGTTCGAAGCCGCAGGTCCACAGGCGTGCCATCAGGCGAACGTCCCCCCTGTTTGGACCAGGCGCCGCAGCCGCCCCTGTCCGGCGAGCCGGTTGACGGAGCTCATCAGCCAGTTGTCGAGCTCGATCTTCGAGCCGATCACCCCGTGGTTGTCCAGGTGGACGTGGACGTGGATGTCGCCGCTGGGCAGTGCAGTACGGCCCGTGCCGGCGCCTGCCGCGCGCCGTGCACTCACGGCCAGGGCCGGTACCTGCGCGGCGGGGCGGCGGGCGGTGGCGGCGGGCAGCGTCGTCTTCGCGGCGGAAGCGACGGCGCCAGCGGCCTTGCGCATGGTGTTTTCGACGGCGGGCAGCTGGCGGGTGATGCCGCCTTCGAGGCCGAGCATGGTCATGTGGCCGACGGCGGCCATGACCCGCGACGGGCTCTTGATGCCGAGGGCTTTCTTGATCGCCTTCTGCATGGCCTTGGCGAGGTCGAGCATGAACTTCTCGATCTGCTTCTGCTGGCCTTTCAGCCCCGTGAGGAAGCCGTCCCCGGCCTTCTTCCCCGAGTCGTAGAGCAGGTCGGCGCCGTACTTGCCGAGCTTCCCGGACTCCTTGTTGATCTGCGAGTTGAGGGAGTTGTACTCCTTGATCGTCGCCTTGTCCGCTCCGGCGAGGGATGCGGCGAAAGCAGCGCCCTGCTCCGGCCCCATCTCCAGGATCTGGCGCAGGAGGTCTTTGTTGAGGCCCTTTTTCTGCAGCTTCTTGATGTTCGCCGTGAACGCTTTGATCTGCTTCAGGGAGGCGGCCATCTGGCCCTTGACGTACTTCGGGGAGTACGCGTCGTCCTGGACGATCGAGCCGAGACTGCCGGTGGCCTTGGCCTGGTTGGTGGTGTCGGCCGCGAACTTGTTCGCCTCGGCGATCTTCTTCTCGATCGCGTCGCGCTTCTTCGCCAGCGACAGCAGCTTGTTGGTGTCCTTGGTGATCAGCCCGATGAGGGCCGACTCCTTCTTCCCCGAGAACGCCGCCCGAACATCCGCGGCCAAGTCCTTCGACACGGCCTTGATCTTGTCGCGGGACCCGGTCAGTCCCGAGATGAAGCCCTTGCCGACATCCTTCGCGAGGGCCTTCATCACCCGAGACGGCGACGCGATCTGCAGCTCCTGCCGCACCCCAAGCGTCACCATCGCGGCCATCGCCCGGGCCGCCGCACCCACAGCCGCAGTGCCCGCGCCCATCCCGCCGACCAGGCCGCGCGTCACATCCAGCCCGGCGCCGGAGATCCCGGACAGCATCTTCTTCGTGGCGGCCGCGTCGAAGACTCGCGCATCCGAGCCGAAGGTCACGAGCTCCGGGCCCTGCTCGCCGACGATCGCGGTCTCGCCCTTGACCGGGGTACCGCCGGACGCATAGCCGTTGTATTTCGCATTGTTGCGGCCGACGGTGGCCTCGACGTTGAGGGTGTGCCGGACCGTCGTCAGCGTGACCGTCTTGGAGCGGATGTTCGCGATCGCCGCCGCAATATCCTTCGCGATCTTCGACGCCCTGTCCCGCGCGGACAGGTCGATCGTCTTCGACTTCAGCGCGTCCCGGGCCCGCTGCACATTGGCCAGCGCGTCCTTCGCGGACTGCGTCTCCGCCGACACCTTGAAGCTGCCGTTGGGCATCTTCGTGACCGTCAGCCCGAGATCCTTCAGCAGGCTGACCGCATCGGAGGTGAGGGCCTCGACGCGGACTTCCTTCTTACCCGGCGCCGCCTTCATCGCCGCGATCACGTCATTGAGGCTGCGCGTCGCGTCCTCGGTACGCATCTCGAGGCTCATCTTCGGCGACGGCATCGTCAGCAGCGTCGCGGCAAGCCTCTCCGCCTCGGTACGGCTCTTCCCCATCTCTATGATGCTGTCGACAAGATTCTTACGGCCCTTGTCGTAAATCCCTGCCACCGTCTGCCAGGCAGAGCCGTTCTCGCGAGCCTTCGCCGCACTGTCCTCGGTCGCCGCCGCCAACTGAGAGAGCGTGTCCCGGTTCGCGCGGCCCGCTTCCGTATTGACGTCGAGCGTTGCACCGTTCTGGCGGATCGACTCCGAGACGGCGTCGATCGCCGCCTCGAACTTCGTCTCCGAGTCGAAGGCGTTGCGGTGCTGCTCCGACAGGGCCTGGATCGCCTGCCGCAGACCATCCGCGCTCTTCTTCTGCTCGGCGAGCTTCGCCGACGTGGCCTGCGCCTGCTGCCCGAACAGGCCCATCGCCCGGGTGGCGGCATCGGCCTCGAACTTCTGGTTCGCCAGAGAGTTCTGGTAGTCGTTGGTGACCTCGTTCAGCCGGTCCAAGTCGCCGCCGCCGGCGACCCACGCTTTTTTAAGGATCTCGAACTGGGCTGCCGCCTGTGCCGGCTTCCCCCCGGCGACGAGCTGCGCCATCGACTTGTCCCACGCGTCGACGTTTTCCCGCGCATCCGAGATGCCCGGCCCCGTCGACACCCCCAGCCACGCACCGAAGTCGCTGGTCAGCTGAGCGAGCTTGTTGTCCGACGCCCCCTTCGACACGATCGCGATGCTCTTCGACATCTCGTCGAGGTTCGTCTTCAGCGCACCAGTGACCTTGCCCGTCGACGCCAAGGTATTCAGCGCCGTCGACAGCTCATCGACCGCGACCGGCGCCTTCTGGTCCGACAACTCGTGCATCGCAATGACGAGCGCACCGATACCGGCCGCCGCCAGACCGAGCCGGGCCCCCGACGACAGCGCCCCCAGCGCCGCCGACAGCTTCGGCACCACGCCCGTCGCCCCGGCCGCCGCCGTCCGCATCGCCAGCAGCGACGCACTGAAGACGGCCACCTGCCCCGACACCGCCGCCATGCCAGCCGCCGCCAGCCGTACCGCCTTGATGGCGATCGCGACCTGCAGCAGCGTCGTGATGACGCCCGACGGGACCGCGGCGACCAAGCCAGCCAGGGCGTTGACGACGGTCAGCATGCCGGGGCCGACGTTGGATGCGGCCAGCAGGACGGAGCCGAGGGCGTCGGAGACGGAGGCGAGGGTGTCGCGGACGAGTGGCCCGTTGGAGCGGACGTAGGCCATGAACTCGCTGAGACCGCCCGAGACCTTGCCGCTGTCGGCGGTCCGCAGGAACGTGATGAGCGCGTCGTTGGCCTTGGCCATGGAGCGCTCGGAGAAGTCAGCGAACTTGTCCGTGAATGAATCCAGCCCCGGCGAGGCGACGGAGCCGGCGGCGATGGTGAAGAACCGGTCGAGCTGGCGCGACGATCCCTCCACCAGCGGGGTCATCTTCGGGAACACGGCGGAGAACGTCTGGATCGCCTTCGTGGCGACCGGCATTGTCGAGTCGGCCAAGCTGTCCGACCATGCCCGGTACTCGTCCTTCATCACCGACAGCGCGGCCGCGGTCTCCCGCGACGCGGCAGGCATCTTCTCGATCTGCCGCACGTACGCGGCCTGCGCATCGATGGCCTGCTTCGACGTCGCACCGTGCTCGGCGATCGCGTCCCGGTACTTCTTCTCCGCGTCCGCAGCCTCGTTGATCGCCGCGACCTGCCCGCCGGCCGCGGCGGCGAACGCGCCGATCGCGACTGCGGCGGCGCCTACTCCGGCGGCGATCGGTGCCGCCTGCGCGGCGATCGGAATCAACGCGGGGGTCAGCGAGATCGCGACGGACTTCAGCTTCGACAGCGAAGCGGTGAAGAGGTTGCCGCCTCCGGCTGCCCGGTTGAAGCTGCCGTTGATGATGCGGGACTCGGAGACGAACCGGCCGGACAGGTCGCGGAGTTGTCCGTTGGCGTCGCGGGTGAGACCGCGGATGGCGAGCATCGCGGCGGTCGTGTTGGCGTTGACGTTGATGGTGGCGTCGCCGATGAGGCCGCCTGCGGGGGTGCTCATGCCAGGGTCACCCCCATTGCGGCGAGGAAGGACTGGCTGGCGTCTTCAGCGCCTGTCCACCACCAGGGGGCGCTGTTGGTGGCGGGCTGTATGTCGCGGCGTTCGTGGCCGGGTCGGGCCCATGCCGAGACGCCGAGGTCGGCGTCGAATTTGGCGCGCGCTTGTTCCTCGGTCTGGCCTTCGCGGACGATCAGCCGCTGCAGCATTTCGAAGTAGATCGCGTTCAGGAATCGGTCGGCGGGGAGGGCTCGGAGGTCGACTCCGCGGGCTGTGTACTCTCCGTCGAGCTGGTGCCAGACTCCGGGCTGGACGGCCCATCTGACGAGGGCTGCGACGGCTGTGTAGGGCGCACCCCGTATTCCTCCATCAGCCAGATGACGACGTCGGAGCTCTGGTCGTCGTCGATGGGCCGCTGCTTGTCCTTGAGGCGGGCGGCGAAGCGTTCCCAGGACTCGGGGAGGAGGGCGATCCGCAGGGCTTGCTTCAGGAGGTCGTGCTGGTCCTGGAAGGTCTGCGCGTCGGCGGCGGAGTCGTGGAGGGCGACCATCTCGGCGAAGACATCGCCGGGCAGTGCGGCGGCGGCCTCGAACTCATCGTCGTCGATGGTGAAGTTGAGGCGCTTGCGGGGACGGGTGAAGTCGCGGGTCGCGGGCGGTCCGCCGGAGGCTGCCATGGGTGCGACCCCGTTGGGGGATGTGAGGAGTTCGGTCATGCGGGTGACGGTAGGTTCGCCCCGCGCATGATCATTCCGGGGCGCTAGAGCGCCGCCCTCAACCCTTCGAGCAGGAAGTTGTTCGGCTTTTGTCCGGCCACTGAGGTGGCGAAGACGATACGTCCGCCTACTGTGAACCGAAGGGCGCGCGCACGACGGGGGGTGATCCTCTGGCCGGTCGGCCCGTGCACGCCGGTTCCGTACAGCACGAAGACCGTGGCGTGGTGGGTGGAGCGGATGACGCCCTGAAAGTCGCCGCCTGGTCCGCGTCGGATCTGCACCGTGATTCCGGCCGCCATGCTGCCCGGAGCGCGCCGCTTAACCTCCGCCTCGACGCGCCCTACGCGGCGTTCCATGTTCCGGTAGACCATGCCGCCGGGCAGCCGCAGCATCCGCTCGATCGCCGTGCGGTTGAGATCAAAGCTCGTCGACACCGTGAACATGGCGCCTCAGTTCCTCTGCAGCGCGACAACGGCGCGGAGCTCGTTGCCCCCGCAGCAGCCAGACGGGCCCTGCGGGGTGAGTGGCCGCATGATGTAGTCGCTGATCTCGCGGGCCTTGTTCATCTCGCACAGCTTCGTCGAGACGGCGCGCATCATCTCGTACGCGTCGCGGAGGATCTCCTGCGCCGAGGTGTCGAGGGCGGCGGTGGTCGGCGGGTTGCCGTTGTCGTCCGGGCACGGCGTGCAGCGCACGACCTGTATGACGATCTCGGCGGCTTCCCAGGGTGCGTCGCAGGCGTTGCCGACGCGCGCGAGTGCTGGGTTCGGGAACTGCTCGGTCGGGTAGATCGTGCCGACCGAGACGGCCAGCAGCCCGCAGTCGCAGGCATCCCAGGCGATGGCTCCAGGTACGACGGAGTGCCGGGCCGGGGAGACGCTCAGCTCCTCATAGATCGCCTGCTCCAGGCGGGACGCGACCGTGTACCACTTCAACTCACCAGAGATCATCGGCATCGTCAGGGCCCCGGCTTCCGTACCGTCGGCTGATCCACCCGGTACACGCGCGACCGCTGCCGCAGCCCATACGGATTCCACGTCGCAATGAACGCATCCACCAGATACAGGCCCGTCCGGCCCTGCCGGAACAGCTCACCCACATCCGGATACGAGATCGTCACACCCTGCCGCACCAACTGCTGCACCCCAGCAGGCAGACGGCAGTCCACCCCGTCCGCCGCCTTCGCAAACTGACACGCCAGCTCACCCATCGCCAACGCGGCACCCTCCGGCAGCGGCTCCCCGAACCGGGCCGTCACCGACCACGCACCTTCACCCGAGTCGACCGTGAGGTCGTTGCGGGACGGCCACTGGCCGCCGTCCGTGCGCACGAGGATGCGGTTGTTGTCGAGGCGGTACGCCGACGACGCCAGCACCACGCCGTCGATGACGACCTCGGTAACGTCGTACACCGGGGCTGGCAGCCGCAGTTCCGACAGTCCGGCGCAGCCGCAGCCGCCCGAGCAGGAGCCGCAGGTGAGGTTGAACCACAGCCCCCCGATCAGTGCGGGGATCGGCCAGAACTGGGCGGTCCACGGCGGCCCGAAGTCGTCGTAGAACCGGCCGTCGTTCAGGTCGTCGCGGCACGGCCGGAGCGTCACCTCGCACAAACCGAACCGCATCCCCGACAGCGCGTACAGCGTCTCCGTCGCAGCCGACACCGCCGCCCCGGTCACGGCCGGGTTCAGCGTCGACAGATCGCACGTCCACTGGACAGGCCAGTCGGAGCACGGGCCGCGCATGCCGCCGCTGCCGGACGGCTGGCTCAGGATCTGGTTGATGACGGGCATCGCGCCGCCCCCTGTCTGCTCATGCCGGTTCGGGCCCGATGTTCTCCAGGCGCAGCCGCCACGGGTACAGGGTGTGTGCGTACACCTTCCCGGCACCGGTGCCCTGGTGGGCCAGGGCGACCGTGGCCATCCCTGCGTTGATGTTGCCTGCCGCGACGGTGAACATGTCCGCTGATGTCACCCGCAGGAAGGCGTTGTTGGTGTACATCGTGGGGTTGCCCTCGGCGAGGGGCGTGCCTGATTCGGCGGCGCCGTACTCGTCAGGCAGGCCTGCGCTGTCGAGGAGAGTCCAGTCCAGGAAGTGGGAGCCGTCGTGCATGAAGTTCCCGTAGACCTTGATCCGGTCTCCGTCGGCCGCGGCGATAGAGCACTGGAGCTTGGTGCCAGCCGATGTCTGTACCACGGTCCATGACGGTGCCGAGGGCAACCCGGAGAGGTTGTCGTCGGTGATCCGTACGCGCGCGGTGCGGATCGAAGACCCGGCGCCCGCAACCGCCGCATCCAACTGCGCTTTGCGCACCGCCTGATTCGCGAACGCCGCATCGAACGCAGGCAGCACAGGGATGCGGTCGACGAAGGACAGCTCACCCGTATACGTCTGGTCCCCGACAGTGGCGAGAGCGCCGATGGCTGCCGGGGTCGGGAGTGACGGGGTGCCGTGCGTGTGGTCGCCGCGGGAGAACGTCGACGCCGCGCCAGCCGCTGACGCCTGCGCGTAGCCGGTCTCTGCGGTGACGGTGGCCGCAGGCGACGGCGGGGAGGCCGGGGTCTGCCATGAAGCGGCGGTGCCGGAGGAAGCGGTGGGGACTTGGCCGGCGGTCGGGGTGCCGGTTACGGTCACGCCGTTGACCTTGGCCACCGCGGGGTTGGGGTAGGTGCCGCTGAGGTCGCCTCCGGCGGGGCCTGTCGGTGTGCGCGCATTGGTCAGGCGCGCGTCGCTGGTGAGCACCACGGCGGATGTGTCGGCGAGGCCGTGGACGTCGGTGGTGTCGGCGTTGTGCGCGGACACGGCGGCCGTGATGTCGGCGAGCGTTGCCCCTTCAGTCGACGCCCCCACCGCGATCTCGAAGGCTTCGCTGTCGATGTGGACCCAGTACTCGCCCTCTTCGACCCAGAACTCCAGCCGCCCAGCGCCGCTCGTGCTGAGCGGATTGGCGAGCGGCACCGTCCCACCAGCGTCGGCCCACAGCGTGGCGAGAGTGTTCGTGTCGTGGTCGAACACCCTCGCCACAACGCTCGCAGCCAGCGCCCCGGAGGGGAACCAGAACAGCTCGCTGTACTGGGCAAGCGCCATCGTTCCCCCTCAGGGTGAAGGCGAGCCCGGCCGGAGCAGGTCGACCGGGCTCGCGAGCTGCGTGCTACGCGGCCAGTACCGCCGGGTCGCAGGCGGCCTCAGGCGGAGCCGTGGTGGTCACGTTCCACACCCAGTGCTCGTCGTCCTCGATCGTCTCCCCCACCGGCAGGTAGTCGGCCCCGACGATGGCCAGCCACAGGGGGGACGGCGCCTTGGTCTCGCTGGTGGTCTCCAGCGTGGAGCGCCCGTTCTCGATCATGTAGGCGCCGAGCTGCGTGGCGCCGACGTTGGGCCACGCGTTGTAGATGTAGCGCTGCGCCCCGGTCGCGTCGCAGGCTCCGGCTCCGGCGACTTCCTGCCACACCTCCAGGCTGTAACGCCTGGTGGGGTTGCCCTCGGCGACAGCGAAGCCGGTGCCGGTGACGGCGTTGGCGCTGACCAGCTCACGCGCCGAGATCATGAGGGAGGCCGCGGACACGTTGACCTCACAGAACTGTGAGGTGAGGTTGAACCTCTTGAGGGTGGGGTCGTCCTTCTGGTTCACGCAGGCCTTGCCGGATGCTGTCCGCTCGAAGAATTCGACGCCGTCCTCGTACTGGGGCTCCATGTTGACCTGGACGAAGCCCTCGGTGACGACGACCATCCCGGCCGCGCCGGTGATGGGGACGCCGCAGGAGTCGAGTTCGATGATGCGCATGTGCGTGCCCTTGATGGGAGTCGCGCACGTGGAGACTGTGGCCATGGGATCTATCTCCTATTCGGTGGGCACGCCCAGGGCGATGTGCGCGGCCAGCAGGCAGCACTCGAACCCGATGAGGTAGGTGCGCTCGGCCTGCATCCGCAGGGTGTTGGAGGTGCGGTTCAGGGAGTCGGGGATCTGCGTGACGTACACGTCCGAGCGGTAGCCGAACGCCGCACCGGTGGCATAGATCCACGTGGTGCCCGCCGCGGGGGCGCCCCCGTCCGGGCCGCTGCCGGTGTAGCCGCCTCCGGCAACGATCAGGTTCCCGGACGGGGTCACCAGCCGCCCGCTGGCCTCATCGAGCCGGGCCAGCCCCCACGCGGCCAGCGTCGGCAGCGCGATACGGGGGACGTGGATCAGGCCCTGGCCCTTGTAGCAGTCGGCGAGTTCCTGCTCCAGCACGCCGAGCGCGTGAGCAACATCCGCGCCAGTGACCGTCGGAGACGCGACCGGCTGCAGCACAACGTCGCCGTCCAGCACCTCCGTGTCGCCAGCGAGGTGCGGGAACACGACCTGCTGCCCGGCCGCCGCGCCCGTCCAGAACGCGGCCTCAACCTGCTGCTGCTCCACACGGTCCAGCGCATCCCGGGCCACGGTCTGCGCATCACCGAGACCGATCGGCCCGCACTGGAACTCGGCGATCACCGTGAACGGCGTCGCACCCCGATAGTCCTGGTCGACGTTCGGCGTCTTGGCCGGCGGCTCCGGCGCGGAGCCGGTGCCGGTGACGGCGATGCACTCGTCGTAGGTGGTGTCACCGGTCGGGCAGCGCTCGATCCAGGTGACACCGTTCTGCCAGTGGGGGCCGTCCGAGCCCGGCTCTTGGACGGCGTCCCACAGGCCATACGGCAGGGGGGTGAACACCGCAGGCAGGTCGATCAGTTGGCGTGCGGCCATTGGCGCTCACCACCCTTCTTCAGCTCGTGTCACGGCCAGGTTCCGGGTTAGACCCGGACCGTGCCGGTCAGCAGCGCGGAGGTGGAGCCGTTGACGTTGAAGGCGACCGTGTACCGGCGGGACTCGTGCCCGACCTTCGCGATGAGGTGCGCCTCCTCGGACCAGGCCGCGGTGTGGTCGTTGGTCTCGTTCAGCACGGAGTCGCGGATGACGCCGAGGTCGAGGGTCATGCCGTTGCCGTGGACGAACGTGCCGGCCGCGTAGATGAGGAAGTCGGCGGTGGTCGGCCAGGCGGTCATCTTGGTGGCGTTGCCGAACTGGCTGGCGCCGCGGACCTGCCAGTCGTTGACCCACTGCACGGCGATGTTCCGGGCGGTGAAGTACCGGTTGACTTCGGAGAGCGGGATGTCGCCGAGTTCGACGCCCGCCTTCCAGGCGAGGTCGGCCTGGATGACGTCGCGGACCCAGTACGGGAGGACGACTTCGAGGACGTCCTCGATGCACATGCCGTAGCGGGCGCGGTAGTCGGTGGCGGCGAGGCCGACCGCGTTGTAGATCCGCGGTGCGGCGGAGTCGGTGGCGGCGCCGCCGGAGATGGTGGTGGTCGCCGTGGAGCGGGCGAGCATGAGGGCGATCAACCGTGCGTTGATGACGTGCGCGTGCGCGGCCATCAGCAGCTGCAGGGTGTTCTGCGTGGCCTCGGGGTAGGCGTCGTCGGTCAAGTTGCCTGCGGTGAGGCAGTACCCGTAGGCCTCCAGGCGCTCCTCGTCGAAGTCCGGGCAGGGCACGCGGATGCACGGCTTGGTCGGGGAGCCGGTGGCGGCCGCGATGTCGTCGGCCTCGGTCCACAGGAACGGCGTCGACGTGTTCGACAGGGTGGCCGCGAACCCGGCGAACGCGGTGCCGCCGCCGAGGGCGTCCGCGAGGGACGGGGAGACAGGGAAGCTGATGCCGCCGCGGGTGACACCGAACGTCGGCAGGTCGATCAGGCCGGACTCGCAGGCGATGTTGAAGAAGTCGTAGCGCGTCTCGGAGGGGGCGCACCAGCCGCCGCCTGCGACGAGCGCCTCCTTCTTCTCCGGGGCGGTGAGGAAGGCGATCAGGTCCCGCATCTCGCTGCGCCGGGTGTGGCTGTCGACGCTGTGGGAGAAGTCGTTGCGGATCGAGGCGACCAGCTGCTCGCTGGGCTGGCCCGTGGTGACCGGCATGCTCTTGGCCTTGCGCGAGGTGACCTCGGCGAGAGCGGTCAGGTTGCTGATGCCCTCACCGCGGGCGACCCCGGGAATGTCGACCGAGGCGGTGACGGCGAGCTGCTGCGTCGGGATCTGCGGGGCCGGGGCGTGCGCGGCGGTCTCGGCAAGCGTGGCGGTGGCGCGGCGGGCAACCTCGTCGGGGCGGACGCTGCCACCGCGGCGGTCGGCCATGAGCTGGGCCATGCCGACGGCGGCGCCGCGCGCGGCGGCCGCGGCGATCGCTTCGACGTCGACGGTGGGCGCCTGGTCGGCGGCGGCCTGCGCGGAGGGGGCGCCGTGGACGCGGGCCTGGAGCTGGCTGAGCTGGTCGGCGACGCGGGCCTGCTGGAGGGTGGCCTGCTGCTCGGCGCGGACCTCGCGGACGCGGAGCTCGGCGCGGACGCGGTCGAGGTCTTCGGCGACGCGCATGGCGTAGGAGAGCGTGTCGGGGTCGACGCCGTCGAGGGCGTTGACGCGGTCGAACTCGGCGACGCCTCGTGTTTCGAGTTCGTTGAGGTCGGCGTCGGACGTGAGGGTGAGATCGGACGGGGCGCTGAACAGTTCCTCGGCTGCCACCTGGGTCCTCCGGTGTGAAGAGGTGTTGTGCGCCCGTCTTGTCGGCGCCTAGTTGACGCGAGGTTAGCGCATAGCACACGGACCGGCAAAGAGTCAATTCTCTTTACCGGTCCGCATAAATAAAGGTCAGGCGCCTGACGGGGGTGGCGGTGGGGGCGCCGGACGCCTCCGCTTATTGCAGCTGCACACGTTTGCTCACCTCCCTCCGGGGTGGACGCGGCGCGACAGCATCCGCATCACAATCCGGACCGCATCACGCTCCAGATCCATCTGCGACTTCCCCCACGCCACCGTCGGACGACCCGCCGCCACCAGCGCCTGCGGCTCCCCGGACGCCACCCGCGCCCGCATCTTCGGCACCGGGAAACCGGGCACATTCACCGCCAGCAGGCCCACCAGCCGCAGCGACCCGCCGATCCGCCGCCAGTCACCCGACACCTGACCCGCCGCCTGCAGCTCATACACCTTCAGCGGATCCGCGCCCGGCCGCACGCACCCCGCTACCCAGATGCCGTGCGCGTCATTGCCGACCGCGACATCCGCCACCGCTGCGCCGGTGTTGTCGTAGTGCTCGGCCGCCGGAGACGCGCCGTAGTGCAGCGGCGCATGCCCGGTCCCTACCGTGATCTGACCCACCGCCACCCGCGAGCCGTCCGCGCACGCCACCTCGCCGGTGCGGTAGTACGGGTGGGCATCCTCGTGCGGCGGCTGCACACACACGTCGTCCTGCCCGATGTGGCACGACCCCCACTGCGCGGCGTGCCCGTAGATCCGGCCGTCGTCCGTCACCGTGATCGGCGTCGGCAGCGAGAGGCCCGGATCGGTGAACCACTCGGCCGGCGGCTTCCACAGGTCGACGCTGGCGGTCACCGCACGCAGAAGGCGCGGCTTCGGCTCTTGCTCCTCCAGCTCGGGCGCGGCGAGGGCTTCGACCTCCGCCGCGGTGACAGGCACCCCGCCGGCCACGACCGCGCCGGCCTCGTCGAGGAGGGCGATGTACGCCTCGGCGAATGCGGGGATGTCGACGAGGGTGGCGGCGCGGATCCGGCCGCCGTGGAAGATGACCTTCTCGGGCTGCGCGAACAGCATCTCGAAGAGGTCGTCCTCGCCGTCGCTTTCTCCGGTGCCCGCGTTGACGTCTTCGGGGAAGACGTACTCGACGTCGGCGTCGGCGATGGAGTCGGCGTCGATGGACACGCCGCGGAGGAACTTGCCTTCGATCTTGGCGTAGACGCGGCGGCCGTCGTCGTCGGACAGGTCGAGGACTCCCGCGCCCATGATCTTGTTGCCGTCGCGCCAGATCCGGTCGATGCGGCCCACGTTGACGGCGATCGTGCGGGCCTCACCACCGTGGGAGTCTTCCTTGTTCCACCTGAGCGGCACCGGGAGGTCGGCCCACGTGAGGGCGCCCTCGGCGAACTCTCTGCCGTCGCCGGTGACGATGCCCTCCACCGCGAGAGGCCCTTCCCACGGGGCGGTCTTGCCGGTGTAGTCCATGCTCGCGTCGTCGGGTTCCTCGTTGCTGCCTGTGTCCTCGTCCATCTCGGCGCAGGCGGCGTCCGCTTCGGTCTGGGTGGCGAAGCAGCCCTGCAGCTGGTCTTCGTCGTCGACGACGGCCCACGGCGTGTCAGCACCGCAGTCCGGGTGGTCCTGCACTGTGCGCGCCACGGTGCCTCCTTGCTGGTGGTCGGTCGGTGGGATTGTGGCCGCAGCCAACGCCATGATCGTTCCGGCTGCTGCCTGCTCGTCGTCCTGCGGCCAGACGGTGACGAGGGTGCCCCGGCAGCGGGAGCCGCCCTGGCACTTGGTGTAGCCGCCGGTCGGATAGGCCTCGCGTGCATCGGGGAGGGTGGTGAAACGGCGGCCGTCGATCTCGCGGCACGGCTTGCACGTGTTCTTGCTGTCGAGGATCTCGGTCGCCACATACTCCGCAGGAGGGGCAACGGCGAGGACCGCCATGCGTCCTTCGTTCTGTGCGGCGGTCATGGCCGCGCCGATCTGCTCCTCAACTGCCGCCCCGGACAGGGCCGCAAGGTGCTCGTCGACCTGCGCTGCGACGTGCTGCGCCGTACCGGAGCCCCACACTCGCATCGCCTGCCGGACCGCGGATTGCACGAGCCCCGTCCCCAGCACGCGCGCGGCGGTCCGGCCGACCTGGCGTAGCCGGTCGCGGATCGCGGCGGCGGTCAACGCTTCGTCGTCGAGCGACCAGTCTGGGACGGTGACGCCCTGGGCTTCGGCCTCGGCCTGCTGCTGCTCGCCTGCCTCGCGGGCGTAGGAGATCATGCGGGCGATGAGGAGTGTCGCGCCGTCGTCGGTGTCGACGGTGAACTCGTCGAGCCGGTCGAGGTTGTCGGCCTCGGCGGCGGCCTGTACGGCGGCGGTGATCTGCTTGCGCTGTGCCGCCTGGACGTCGGCCCACGCGCCGACCGTGGCGTCGACGGCGTCGTGCCAGGCCTTGTCCATCGCGGCGAAGTCGGCGCGGGAGGCGAGTTCGAGCGCCGTGGGCTTCCGGCGCAGCGGCCCGGCCGCAGCGACGACCGCCAGTGCCAGCGGGACGTCAGTGTGGTCCCCGGCAAACGCCACCCGGATCCGGTCGAAGGTCACTTCACCGAGACGCTCCTCCAGCGCGAGGATCAGGTCCGGCTCGTCCGAGTAGGCAGCGCAGATGTGCGGCACCCACGGCGAGTGCTGCACTGGCATATCGGCGAACAGGCCGCTCTGCAGCAGCGCTTCAGCGGCGACGGTGCGCGCATCCTCCAGCCGAGGCGCGTCAGACTGCGCTTCCCGGTCGTCGCCTACGGACCACACCCAGGATGGGCTGTCGCTGCCTCCGTTCCAGTGGGCTGCGCCGAAGACGCGCGCGGTGATCGGTCCGGGACCGATGTAGTCCATGGCGTTTTCGACGGCGGCGGCCAGGGCGCGCTGCTGCTCTTTGCTGAAATCGTCGCCATCGCCGAGGAAGTACAGCGTCAGATGCAGCTGGTCGGCAGCCTCGCCCCCCTCGATCGCCAGCCGCTCGGCGTCCTCCGCCGTCGGCATGAGCGCGATCATCCCGCCCTGCAGATGCGAGCCGTCAGCGGCGGCTGTGAGCGAGACCATGCGAGCTCCGAGTCGTCGAAAAGAACCCACTCACATCCATCAGCGGGCTGTGCTTACCGATCGTGAACCGGCCGAACGGATCCAGCCGCGCCTCATACACGCCGCTGGTGCCCGGCCGCGGCAGGCTGTGTAGCTTCAACGCAGCATGCGTAAACGGGCAGCTGTACGCGTGCTCCGAACACAGGCCCGGGTGCAGAAGCTCCGGCGCTCGGCCAGCCGCGAACCGCACCGCGTGCAGAGCCTGTGCTTGATGCGCCAGCCGCGCGGCACGCGCTTCGCCTGCTGCCTGCCGAGCGGCGGCCACTTCGGCGTCGTCGCGGGTAGCCGGCACTCCTCGGTCCTCGGGCGGGGGCGCCTCCTGCTCTGACTGCGCGCCGGGGGCGACGGGCGCAACGGGCGTGATGGAGATGCGTTCGCCGGTGAGTTCGGACAGGGCGGCGGGTCCGCCGGAGGGGAGGGTCTTGATGATGACCTTGAGTCCCTGCTCCTTCAGCTCGTCGTCGCTGGGCTTGTCGGCCTCGTCGAAGCCGAGCTCCCGGCGCAGGCCGGTCCCGTTGAGTTCGAGCCGGTCGTAGGCGGCGATCGCGTCGTCGCTGCGGTCGGGCCGCAGAGTGAGCTCGGACATGTCGTACCAGACGACCCACTGTGCGAAGTCTTCGACGCCGGATGCTTTCAACCTGGGCTGAAGGTAGCCAGTGGTCAGGGCCTGGCAGATGGTTTCAGCGTCGGGAGCGACGTCGACTTTGAGGCTGGTTTCGTCGCTGATCCAGGCGTTCCAATGGTTCAGATCAGACATGCCTAGTAGCACTTCGGCAGGCACGTTGAGCTGCGACGCGAGCCGCTTGATGGCGGAGTCCCGCTTCTCAATGATCTTGTCGTCGATGCGGAGGGTGAAGTCGACGTGCTTCACCTTGTCGATCCACTCGCCGGGCAGCTTCATCGGGATCGGCACCACACCGGCCGCCGTGCCAGGGGTACGGATCGCCTCCGCGGCGATCTCGATCCACTCGGCCATGAACGGGTCGGGGGCATCGGCGAACTCTTCACGGACCGGGAAGGTGACCTCTTCGGGGAAGAGCACGACTCCGGCCGACGCCAACCGGCTGAGGTACTGGGCGACGATGTGCCGGTTGACGAGCTCCAGCTCCCGCATCGTCGACCGCGCGGCCCGGGCCAGGGAGTCCGCGACGTGGTGGTAGCGCTTGTTCGGCTGCCACACCCGGATCGGCGCCATCGAGTCCGGCGCCAGCTTCCGCCACGTCATGCCGGAGTTGGAGCTGGTCTCGTCGATGACTTCGTAGCCGCCGCGTGCGGCTCGGACTTCGTCGATGGAACGGACCGCCCACCGCTCGACGCCGTTGACGTTTTCGATGGTGATGTAGCCCTCGCCGGGGACCTTCAGCTGGGTCGCGAGCCCGGCCATGATCTGGGCTTGGCCTGCGGTGCCTCCGGCGAAGGAGGTCATGAGGTCGACGGCGGTTCCGGCTTCGGCGCGTGCTGGTTCGTCGGCGCCGGGCTCCAGCTTGGCGGCGTAGAGGCGGACGCGGGAGAGGCGTTTGCTTTCCCAGTCGATGGCGTACCGGAATTCGCCGAGGCTGTCGTGGTAGCCCCAGACTTCTTCCTGCCAGGTTTCTGGGGTGCGGATGAGGTCGGTGCGGGGGCTGGCGACGGGGGCTGCGGCGGCGGTGAGGGCGTTGGCGTGGGGGGTGGGGGGGGGGGGGGGGGGGGGGGGGGGGGGGGGGGGGGGGGGGGGGGGGGGGGGGGGGGGGGGGGGGGTGTGGGCGCGGGGCCTCGTCGGGTGAAGGCGTGCCACCAGGCCATGGGTTCTCCCTGTCCGCGAGTCTCCGCGGCAGGGTAGGTACTGGCCGCGGAAGATCATTCCGAACGTGGGACCATGACGGCATGAACGAGATTCCGGACCGCGCTGAGCTCGTCGGCAAGGAAGTGACTCTGAAGCTTCACCGCTGGGCAGTGAGGGGACCGAAGAGAGGTGTCTTCCTCGGCCAGGGCGAACGTGGCCTCTCGATCCGTGTCGAGGGCGGCGGCCGGTTTGTGTACCGGCATGACGAGGTGAAGGCCGTACACGCGGCCTGAGAAGCAGAGTGGGCTTGCGGGCTGCTACGCCCACTCCTGTGCCGCGATTAGAGCCCCCGCCGCCCACACCGCAGGCCACACCAGGACCGGCATCGCCAGCCCCACCGCCGCCCACACGCCGCCCGTCACCCCGAGCGCCACCCAGCCCGACGCACACCAAGGGCAGGAGACCAACTCGGCCAGCCAGTACGGCGACCAGCGCGCACGATGCACGTAGCGAGTCACCTCGCCGTCCTCACCGATGGTCTGGAACGGCGGCTTTGTCTTCGCGCGCAGGGCTGTGGCCCACGCGTCCCGCTCCGGGTCGGTCATCGGCCGCCAGCCACCGGCCAGCCGGTCGCGCACCCACAGCACCGGCGGGAAAGTGTCGGCCACGACAAGGCGCGTCAGGCGGTACACCGCGAGCGACATCACGATTAGCAGCAGCCACAGATCCATGCCCGTCACCGTAGCCGCCCGCCAACGATCTGCTTTCTGGCCAGATCCCCACCCAACGAACCCTGACCGCGCGCGGCCGTCCCGACCAGCTTCATCTGCCAGGCCGGCCACACCATCGCATCCAACCGGTCCGGCGACCAGCCGAGTTCGGGGTACCAGGTCGCCAGCTGATCCTCCAGCTCGGGGAACACCCCGGCCATGTGCCAACGGCCCTGCGCTCCCAGCGCCGCGACCGGCTGCGCCCGCACCACCTTGCCGCGCGTCGCCGTCACCGTGCGGATCGGGATGTCCACGCCGAGCGCCTCGGCCGCCGTGCGGAGGGTGGCCACCGCCATCGCCCCGCCATAGTTGACCTCACACGTGATCTCGTCGGCCTCCCAGTCGATCGCGGCCTGCACCGCGCGACGCCCCCACTGGTCCGGCGACAGCTTGCATGACCGGTCGTCGAGGACGTAGCCGTGGTGCTGCGGCCGGCCGCCGTCGCCGGGGATGACGAGCCCGGACTTGCCGACGACGACGATGCCCTGCTCCCCGGCCCCGCCGGACGGGTCGACGCCGACGGAGATCCGCTTCAGCTCCGGGACTTCGTCCGACCGTACCCGGGTCTCCTCCAGCGTGGCGCGCGTCCACAAGGCTTCGGCGACCTCGTCGATCAGGCGCCCTTGGAGTTCCTGTGCGCCAATGTCGGTGCCCGCGTAGGTGTCCTCCAGTGCGTCTTTGACGGACTGTTCGAGGTGCGGGTTGTCGTACATCGTCGCGTGCGTATGCACGACGCCTGCGATCTCCCCGGCGAGCATCCGCTTCAGGAGCGGGCGCGGCTTCGGCGTGGTCGCCGCGATCCAGTGCGGGCGCGGCCCGGACCGGAGGCCGAACCTGAGCTGGTCGTAGGCCTGCTCCATGTACCGCCACGCGGCGAACTCCTCCAGCACGGCGAGGCACGAGTTGCCGCCGGCGCGGAGGCGTTCGACGTCCTCGGGGCTGTGGCTGCCGAAGAGCTTGGCCTGGCTGCCGTTGGGCCAGCGGATGACCATGCCGCCCGGGGCCTGCACGAGTTTCGCGCCGGGGTCGGCGTTGCGGATACCGCCGGGGCCTTCGTACATGGAGGTGACGCCGTCGCCGAGGGTGGGCGCGATGATGGCGATCCAGTGGGGTACAGCGCCGGGGAGGCAGGCCGGTCCGGCGACGTGCTGGCGTACGTATTCGGCGCAGGCTTTCGATTTCCCGCTGCCTCTGCCTGCCATGAGGAGCCAGCCGGTCCAGTTGCCGTCGGGTGGGATCTGGTGGGGTTGCGGCTGCCAGCGGGGGGCGAGTTGGGCGCTGAGGAGGGCGGCGGCGCGTTGCGCTACTCGGGCCCTGTCCTCGGTGGTCATGGTCGGATTGTGACGGCTGTCGGGCGGTTGTTCGTCCGGAGCTCAGCGGCGGCGTGCGTCACCGCGGTCGGGTAGGCCGGCCGAGTTCCTGCCGTGGTGGTGCCACGTCCATGTCCTCGCCGGGTGGTGGACGATCTTTGCTCCGGCGGCGATGCAGCCGAGGGTGAAGGCGTAGTCCTCGCCGGAGACTTGGACGTTGGGGTCGCGGGCGAAGCCGACCTGCTTGGCGAGCTCGGTACGGACGAGGATCGTGATCGTCGTGCTGTTGGGGCAGGCCGGGTCGAAGGGGCGGCCGAAGAACATCGGGAAGGGGTCCGTCCCGCCGACGACGCGGAACCATGGGTACACGTAGTCGGCGCCGGTCTCCTCGGCGCAGGCGAGGAGATGCTCGATGTGGTCGGGGTCGAGCTCGTCGTCGCTGTCGAGGAATGCGGTCCATTCGGTGTCGACGAGGTGGAGGCCGTGTGCGCGGGTGATGGCGGCGCCGACGTGGTGGATGTCCTCGGCGAGGATGTGGGCGACGGGGAACGTCTGGGCTTGGACGGAGCGCGCGGCACGTTCGAGCATGCCGTTGGCCTTCCGCTGAGCGTGGAAGGGGGTCACGACCGTCACGCCTGGCGTCACCGCGGGGTGCCCTTCCAGTGGCACTCGAAGCCGCCCTCGACCCGCAGCTCCAGCGTCTGCCACAGCCGGATCCCGTAGTCGGCGTTCGCGGCGAAGTGCCCGTCGAAGTAGTGGAACGACTCCAGCACCCAGAAGCTGACGTGGGTGGGGTCGGCGATCGCGTGCCACGACAGCGGGTCGTTCACGATCGGCACGATGACCTCGAAGACACCGCCCCGCTTCAGCACGCGGTGCGCCTCGTTCATCACGTCAATGCGGGGCTGCCCGGCCGGGATGTGCTCCATCACGTGCGAGGCGCGGATCGCGTCGATGCTGTTGTCCGGCGTGGGCCACGGCGTGTCCTGCGCCATGCGCTTCCAGTCGCCGTCGCCGTTGCGGGAGTCGAGGTTGATCCAGCCGGGTTGGACGAGGGTGCCGCCGCCGATCTCAATGCTCGCCATCAGACACGCTCCGGCCAGTGCCACGTGCCGCCGCGCTGCTGGCTGGTCTCGTTGTGCGGAACGTGCTGATCGAAGAACAGGCCTGTCGGGTTGAGCACGGCGAGAGACGCGCACTCCATGTGGGCATCGCAGTCGGGTGCGCCCGTGATGATTGCTGCGCGGCACTGCTCGGTGTACGCCTGCGTGCCATCCTCACGGACGGGCGTCCCGTGGCTGACGTAGTGGACGATCCGGCCCACCGTCGGTATCTGCTGCTCGCTCATCCGTGCCTCGCGCTTCCTTCGTAAGCCAGCCACGGTGTGGCCAGATGATTCCCCGGCAGCGCCGTCGGGCGCAGCCCCTTCTCCCGCAGTGCGAACGGCTGCGAGATCTGATCCTGGAACGAGTACCGGTACGTTTCTGCCAGCCACAGCCAGCCCATCTTCCGTACCGCCTCCGTGTGACGGCGCGCGATCACCCCGGTCGCCCACAGCCCCCAGTTCTCCGGGTGCCCGGCCCGCCTGTAGTCCTCGGCCTGCTCCAGCACCGGCTCACCCGCGTACTTCGCCAGCCCCGCCGACTCCTTGGCCTCCGCGTACAGGCAGTCCCGCCACGGATGAGCGAACTGCGCGATCGGCTCCTCGTCCGTGAGCAGTGCTGCCGCCTCGGCCGCGAACGTCTCGGAGACCACCCGGAACGACGCGTCCACCCAGATGGAGACGGGTGCGCTGGTGTACTTCCACGGCTCGTACTTCGGATGCTTCGCCGCCCGGTTCGGATGCACCCCCGGCCGCGGCTCGTACACCAGCGTCCAGCCCTGCGCGGCCTCCGCGTCAGGCAGCGGGCCGTCGTGGACACAGATCCACTCCACGTCCACACCCGTCTGCGGCAGCACCGGCTTCAACTCGTCATACCCGTCGTAGATCGCTGTGATCAGCGCAACTCGGCTCATACCGGAGACCGATACCAGTCCACGACCTCCGCCACACGCTGCCACGCGAACTCCGGCTTCCACTCCAGCCGATCCCACCCATCCCCCTGCGCGACGATCCGCGTCGGCCGCTCACCCTTCCGCATCGGCAGATGCTCCACCCCGGCCGTCGACCCTGTGACGTCGAGGACCGCGGCGGCGAGCTCGTTCACCGTGACCGCCACGCCAGTCCCGGCGTCGAACGTGACGTCGTCCCCATGCGTGGCAGCGTCGACGAGCATGCGGCCGACGTCGTCCGAGTGGACGAGGTCCATGGTCTGCTCGCCGTCACCCCACACCGGGAGCGGCCGCCCCTCCCACGCCGCCCGAGCAAAAGTGGGCACGATCTTCTGCGGGTGCCCCGGCCCCCACTTCTGGCCCGGACCGTAGGCGTTGAACGCCCTCACGTGAGAGACGGGCACCCCGTAGGCCTCATGCCACGCCGTCGCCAGCCGGTCGGCGCACACCTTCGTCGCCGTGTACACCGACGGGAACACGGGCGGCATGGTGATGCCCACGTACCCGGCGTCGTTCGCCTTGCACCAGTCCAGGACTCGCAGCGTCCCGATCACGTTCGCGTGGACTGCGGACTCCGCGGCGTCGAACAGCTCCGACGTGCCGAGCATGCCGGCGAGGTGGATGACTGCGTCCGCCCCGCGGAGCGCGTCGAGGCTGCCGAGGACGTCGTTGCCGTGCGCGCGGTCGAACGACCAGGCTTCGTGGCCGGCCTGCTCGGCGTGCTTGATGACGGCTTGGCCGAGGAAGCCGGAGCCTCCGGTGACTGCGAGTTTCATGTGGCTCCTCACCATGGGGTCCGGCCCCACTTGCGTGCGAATGTGGCGCGGTCCCGGCCGGTTTGTTCCAGGAGTTCGGGCCGCTCGTGGGTGGAGATGTTGGGGGCGCGGTGTTCGACGGGGATGCCGGGGACGAGGAGGGCTCCGCCTTGCTCGCGCGCTGTCCAGTCGGCCGCGTCGTCGCCAAACCACCATGCGAGGTCTTCGTCGAAGCGCAGGCCGTGTTCGCCGCGGAGCATGAACGCGTAGCCGGTGATCCGTTGGCGGAGGTCGACGGGCTCGGCCTTCGTGTGCAGTACGACGTCGCGGCCGCCGTGCTGGTCGGGGTAGGCGAGGACGGCGGTCGTGCTGCGCATGGCCATCGAAAGGGACATCACCCAGCCCGCGGGGACGATGACGTCGGAGTTGAGGACGGCGATGTCCCAGTGCTCGCCGCCGGCGCGGTGGGCTTGTGCGTCGGCGAGCGAGAGGCCGACGTTCCACAGGGTGGAGATGTTCGGCGGGTCGATGGGCAGCGAGACAACGCCGACCTTCCCGTGCCACGGGTCCGGATCGATCGGCGGGTTCGAGAGGTTGTCGATGACGATGACCCGGTCGACCTGGTCGACGACGGACTCGATGCAGTCGTGCAGCATGTCGTGCCGGTCCCGGGCCGGGATGACTACGGCCCGGAAGAGGCCGGTCACGCGGCGGCCGCCTGCGCGTGCAGTGCCGCCCGCAGCAGACTGTCCGGCGTCCCCATGTCCGACCACACGCCGGGCACCTCGTGGACGTCCATCGCACCGCGCGAGAGGTAGCAGTTGTTGACGTCGGTGATCTCCAGCTCGCCGCGCGCCGACGGGGTCAGGCTGCGGATGACGTCGAAGACGTCCACGTCGTACACGTACAGCCCGGTCACCGCGAGATCCGAGACGGGATCCTTGGGCTTCTCTACGATCCGCGCCGCGCCAGGATCGTAGATCCCGAACGCCTCCGGCCGGTCCGTCCTCGACGTGAACACCGCCGGGCGCGACGGCATCACGGGTGCAGCGGAGAAGTAGTTGTCGCCGAGGACCACCGGGAAGGGCTTGGCTCCGACGTAGCCCTCCGCCATGGCCAGCGCTCCGGCGATCCCGTCCGGCCGGTCCTGCACCCGATACGTGAACCCGGAGCCGAGGAGCTGCGCGAATCCGCCGACCTGCTCCCCGCCCGTCACGATCAGGATGTCGTCACACCCCATCGCCTTCAGGGTGGCGATCGGGTAGTAGATCATCGGCCGGTCGTAGACCGGGATGAGGTGCTTGTTCACGACACGGGTGGTGTCCCCGAGCCGGGTGCCGCGGCCGCCCGCGAGAATGACGCCTCTCATGCGCGGCAGGATGCCAGCGGAATCCGCACCCCCATTCCGGACCCGAACAGGGGTCAGCCGGCGGCAGGCAGTTCCCCCACGACGAGGAGGTGCTGCTGCGCTGCGCCGAGGGCTGCGGCCCGCTGCTCGTGGGTCAGCTCGATTGCGTCGAGGGCGGCGGACAGGGCCGCGGCGACGAGTTCGCCTTCCATGTCGAGGCGGCGTTCGAGGGCGACCATGACGCCGGCGTCGACGGCCTGCTTCGCTGTAGCGGCGGCGAGCTTGCGTTCCTCGCGGGACTCTTTGAGCCAGGGTGCGAGTTCGCGTGGGGGGTTGAGGGGGTCGCCGCCTTTGGCGATGTGTTCGCGGAGGCGCTCGTGGATGATGGTGTCGATGTAGGCGGCGCGGCCGGTGGCGGTGCGGACGAGGTTGAGGAGGGCTTCGTGTGGGGTGATGTTCCGTTCGGCGGCGATCTCTTGGGCCATGCGCCATGCCTCCTCGACGTGGTGTTGTGAGCCTTTGTGCCAGAAGCAGCCGCCGTAGCCGGGGTGGTTGGTGCCTTGGCCTGCTCGGTTGCAGCACATGCGGCCGTTGAGGTTGCGGTGGGGGCAGCGGGCCGGGTAGGTCGGCATGGGGTGATTGTGGCCCGGGCCGGGGTGGTGATCTTCCGGGCGCATGACGGAGGCCCGCTCCTTGTCGGGGGCGGGCCTCCGACGCGTTCGGGGTCAGGCGGTGTCGCGGGTGCCGGTCCACTCGACGCCGGAGACGAGGCCGGCTTGCGGGCTGGACACGAACGAGGGAGCCCAGCCGTCCGCGATGAACTTCGCGGCGACCTCCTGCGGCACCCACCGGTCACCACGCTCCGGGTCGGACATCCATACGGCGAGCTCGTCGGCCGTGGCGAACACGGGGCTGATCGGGGAGCCCTCGGAAACGGTCTCCCACAGTTGCCAGCCGTCGCCCTTCGGCGGGTCGGTCGGCTCCCACGCCTCGGCCTCGCCGCGCTGGCCCGGGTACTTCTCTGTCGAGCCGTGGCCCTCGCACGCCTTACAAGCAACGTCTACGCCGGTCGCTTCCGTCAGCTTCCGCATGACCGCGTAGTGCGGGTCTTGCCCGAACAGGGAGCCGGTGATCTTCTCCGGGGGAACACCCATCAGGGCGGCGAAGAAGTCGACGGCGTCTGCGGAGGGGCGGTCGATTACGAAGCGCCCGGGGCCCGACTTCGGGTCGTCCTCGATGGGGTACTCGAAGTGGCCGTGCGGGTGCGGAAACTCGCGGAGCCACGGGTGCATCGGCTTGCCGCGCTCCTGCTCTCGGACATCCTCGGCGAGCATGCCCATGAGGTAGGAGAAGTGCTGCAGCCACCACCCGAAGTGGGTCTGGCCACTTCCGTTGCAGTGGGGGCACTTCTCGCCGTTGAGGCTGTCGGGCGTCAGGAAGCCTTCCCAGACCTTGTTGAGCGGCCAGTCGAAGTCGAGGGGTACTCGGCGGACTTCGCGTCCCATGCGGGTTCTCCTTGTGGTGGCGGCGTGGGCCATTCTGTCGTGTCGGGCGGTCAGGCGGGGCTGTGGTTGGGGCAGTAGTCCCGGCCTTCGACGTCGCTCCATCCGTCGGCGGTGAGGCTGCGGCGGTGGTCGGCGGCTTCCTGTTCGCGGGTGGTGGGCTGGCAGGAGGCGCGTAGGGAGTATTCGGGGCAGTCGTCGTGGGCGCAGCGGATGGTGTGGGCCATGGCGGGCTCCTAGGCGGCGAGGGCATCGGCGAGCAGGGCGATGCGCGTGGTGGCGGGGCAGTCGATGGGGTAGAGCACGGTGACCGTGTTGAGGCCGTGCGCGGGGCGGGTCTTGGGCTCGTCGACGGCGGGGCGCTCCACCGTGTAGGCGGTGCGGTGGACCGTGTAGGAGACGAGGCGGTCAAGGCGGAAGGTGCGGGCCTCGCCGGTCTCGCGGTCCATCCCCTTCAGGAGGATGTCGCCCGCCGCGCTCACGACGATGTCGAAGAGTTCGACCGTCCTCACCGTGGTGGTGCCGTCGGCCTTGGTGTAGGTGATGGTGACGGGCTGGGTCTTGTCGAGGGCGGTGATGAGGCGGGTGAGGGTCTGGGTGCTGGTCTCGTTCTTGGTCTGCCTCATCGGGTCCCCCTCGTTGCGGTGATAGCTACACGATAGGCCTACCGCGTTACGCATGTCAACTAGACTAGGCCTACCGGATCAGTCACAATGGGACCCATGCCCACCACCAACGACCTCGCCGCCATCCGAGTCCGCTACGAGATGGCCGTCGAAGACGCCGAGAAGCAGCGCACCGAAGACGTCAAGGCCGCCCTCGCCGACGGCGCCACACAGAAGGACATCGCTGACGCCACCGGCTACACCCGCGAGACCGTTCGCCGCATCGCCAACCCCGAGGCGGCCGAGGCCATCCGCAACGCCCGCCGCGCCGCCAAGCGCCCGGTGGGCAGCGAGGAGAACACGACATGAGCGAGGCAGCAGAGACCGAGAACCCGGCACGGTACGCGCTGTTCAAGGCGCTGTTCCTGCCCTCCGAGGGGATGAGTAGGGCCAGCGTGGATGGGCTGATCGACGCCCTCGCGCACGAACTGGCGGAGAAGCAGCGGGCCTGGGCCAAGGAGACGTACGACAAGGACATCTATGTGGACGAGATGACGTACCAACGACTTCGGGAGCAAGCCGCCCTGATCGACCCGCACGCCAGCGCGGGCCCGAGGCGCCCGGACGAGGAGCAGCCGTGACCGAGCGATGCGACGTGTGCAGCCTGCCCGACCTCCACCACGGATACGGTGACGGCATCGGCTCCTGCGACTGCCCACGATGCGAGTGCGGCGTAGCCCAGTGGTCTGATCTCTGCACCTGCCCGCCGGACGACGACGAGCCCTGGCCCGACGCCTCCGGCGCGTAGCCCACCGCATGACGAAGGCCCCGCCAGTTCGGCGGGGCCTCTGCGTGCCGTCAGCCGATGCTGCCGTCGATCGTCCCGTTGTCGTAGTAGTCCAGCATGTCCTTGTCGTCCTTCGGCATGTCGCTGATCGCGTTCGCCACGACCAACGTCAGATAGTCGTCCCGGTCCACGCCCTCACAGCCTGCAAGCGTGCCGCCCTCGGCCACCGGCTCGGCGTCGAAATCGTGGACGGCCACGGCCCGCTTACAGTCCGCGACCTTGTCCTCATACGACTCGGCACGAAACCAGACGACGGCCCCGGCCACGATCAGTGCGGTGACGACAGCAGCGGACAGGCTGATCCAGACAGTACGACGGCGCATGGTCCCCCCAAGGACGTGTGGTGCGCCGGATCGTAGCCGCCGGCACCGACAGCCCGGGCCCGAACATGGCGAAGCCCCACCGACGGGGGGATGCGGCGGGGCTTCTCCAGGGGTGCCGGGCGTTACCCGACGCGTAGCCTCCGGTGTGGCACCGGCGCTACATGGTCGTGGTGTTCTTCCCGAACCAGCCGGCGTGCTGATGCACCTCCTGCCGGACATGCGTCACACCCCGCCCCCGCATGCTGGCCGCGGCGAGGAGCAGGCCGAGGAGGATCGCGAGGCCGGAGCCGCCCATCATCGCGATCCCGGCAGCCATCTGCCCGAACCCCCAGCCAACGCCCGCGCCGGCCGCGCCGATGCTGACCCCGCCGGCGAGGATGCGCTGCGCTTGCGGGTCGAGGAGGGGCTGCGGGGCGAGGTCGCGGGGTGGCGTGGGGGTGGCGGGCTGCAGCTGAGACCGGCGGACAGCGACGAACGCGGTCGGGTCGTACGGGTCGGGGACGTGAACGATCGGGTCGGCCTCGCCGTACAACTCGACCTCGGCCGGGCGGATATGGCGCTGCCCTTGGGCGGCGTACTGCTGGTACTGCGAGGGCAGCGCGGACATGGCGTTGGGTCTCCGTTCAGTGGTGCGTGAGGGGATCAGTCGGCGTCCGGATCGCCGTTGCCCGACTGCTCGTTGAAGTAGATCGCCGCGAACCGCACTGCGGCCGGCTCGCTGAGGCCGGCACGCTTCAAGCTGTCGATCAGCTCAGCCATCTGAGCCATCGCCTGGTCCATCGGTGTCATCGTCGGGTCCGGCATCCCGTCCTGCTCCTTCAGTGCTCTCACCCCCCTCCGGTGCGCTGTAGCGTCCGTCGCTGGTGCGGACGAGCTTGTCCTGGAGGCCGAGGCGTGCGCACAGGTCGCGGAAGGTGCGGTCGGACAGCGTGTATCCGGCCTTCACCATCAGCGGGAACACCTCGGACGGCTTGACCGGCTGCCCCATAGACGCGAACAGCTGAACCGCCAGGTCGGCGTCCGACTTCGGGCGGACCTTCGTGGCAGCCAGTTCGATCGCCGCCTCCTGCGCGGCGACCCGCTCCAGCTCGTCCTCGTCGAGCATCTGCTCGGTGAGCCGCGGGATCGTCAGGGCCGTTCCGTGCGGGGTGACGGTGTGCCCGTCGTCGTCGACGGCGCGGCCGAGGAGCACGTCATACGACACCGGCTGGGGCCACGTCTGGTACAGCTCCCACACCGACTCGTGCATGCGGCTGGCGTCGATGTTGCCGTGGGCGTCGCCGCGGAGGTTGGGGATGCAGCGTGCCCAGCGTTGGCCGTAGGCGAGGCCGGCGGCGCGGGCGGACACTTCGTCGAGGTCGGGCCGGATCGGGGACAGCTGGCGGGCGGCGTCCATGAAGAGGGTCTGTGTCCGCTCGTAGTCGGCGCTGCCTTCGGGGAACGCTTCGGCTACGACGGCGTAGGCCTTGGCCGGGGCGGGCTGGTGCGGGCCCTTCGTGGCGGACATGTAGACGACGGTCCCGGGGTCGGTGAAGATCGCCATGTCGGGGGCGCCGAACCCGGGGAACAGCATGTCGAGCTCGCTTGAGTTGTTGGTGCGCAAGCCGATACGGCCCGGGGTGAGCTCGTCCATCGCGGCGGTGATGTAGTCGCGGGTCGCCCGCAGGCCGGTGTTGGAGACGCGGACGTTGACGGAGCGGCCCTCTTCGATGATGAAGTCGATGCCTTCCAGCACCTCGTCCGGCATGCTCTTGGTCTCGTCCACGCGGATGTGGATGGCGGGGATCTCCGGCCTGGCGGGCAGGTTGTCGATGTCCTCGTCTTCGAGGAGGTCGGCGTACTCCGTCTTTCGGGCGGCGATCACCGCACGGGCGGCTTGGACGACGAGGCGGCATTCGTCGTGGGTGGTGGCGGGCCAGTCGATGAGGGGGACGCCGATGCCGTGCCGCAGGTAGGGGTTGATGAAGACGGCGCTCATCTTGGCGGAGGTGTCGAGGTCCCACACGATCGCGTCGTCGCAGCGGATCAGGCCGAGGCCGAGGGTCTTCATCAGGACGGTCTTGCCGGAGCCCTGCGCGCCGATCGCGATGAAGCCTTCGTCTTTCAGGTTGAGTGCGGCCTCGGAGCCGTTGCCGATGACGCCGAAGGCGACCGGCTTGTTGATCGTGGTCGGGGTCAGCCGCGGGTAGGGGATCGCGCCGGACATCATGTTCTTGCGGGTGATCGCGATGAAGACGACGTTGCGGGGGACGTCTGCGCCTCCGGCGGAGAAGGCGACACCACCGCCCTTCGGCAGGTGCAGGGCTCCGGCGAGTTCGGCTTCCCAGCCGCGCAGCGCGTCGATGTTCATGTGCGCGGGGAGGGTGACCTTCACGGTCTCCCCGGCGCCGGACGGCCACCGGTCGACGATGGGGTCCGCGGTGGCGCCCTCGATGCCGCAGATGTCGTAGAGGAGTCTCGCCCACTGGTCCTGGGCGGCTTTGATCTGCTCGCCCTCAGCGATCCGCCTGTCGAGTTCCTTCTCGGCCTCGCGGGTGGTCTGGCCCCACCGGTCCATGCCGATGTTCATCGCCGCCCCAGCGCCCCACGTGGTGACACCGACGGCCATGGTGATCAGGGTCGGGCCGGTGGCGAGCGCGTAGGACAGCCATCCGGTGGTGGCCAGCCACGACGAGGCGCGGGCCACGGTGACGCGCCGCCAGGAGCCCTTGGCCTTCTCGTACACGACGGCTGTCCCGGTGCAGATGACGCCCGCGGCGGTGCCGCCCTGCCAGGGGATGTCGGCGAGGGGGGCAATGAGTGCGCTGGCGCACGCGAGTTCGGCACCCCAGGCGGTGAGACGTCCGGGGGTGACGGCGTCGCGGGAGAAGTCCCAGCGCTTGGGCTTGTCGGAGAGGGTCTCCAGGCCGGCCGGGGACTCGGTGGCGGTCATACGACGTCCCACTTCTGCTCGGCGCGGGCTCCCTTGCGGGGCTTCGCGTTCAGCTTGAGCTCGCGCTGGTGGGCTCGCTGCGCCGCCTTGATCGCCTTGTGGAGTTCGGCCGCCACGGTCTTCACCTTGGAGGCGGTCGCGCGGACGGTGTCGTCGACGACCTGCTCGGTCGGCCACGAGGTGGCCATCCGCCGGTAGAGCCGGATGACGGAGTCGGCGACAACGTCCACACCGCGGGCCGCGCCCGCGATCTCCGAGAGGACGACGACCATGTGGCCGCGGTCGAAGTTCATCATCAGGCTGACGAGCCTCTTCGTGCTCGCGGCAGAGGCTGGCACGACCTTGCCCGTGCTGCCGCCCGCTGTGGATCCGGCGGGGAGTGCGGGGCGCTGGGCGGCGGCCAGGAGCGCGGCGCGCAGCTTCGCGGCGTCGAGGGTGCCGGGGGCGTTGCGGATGTTCCACCGCGGCTCGCCTACACGGGGTTGCATGACGCGGATGATGTCCGCGCGGTGGGCTTGCACGAACACGCTGAGGATCGTGTCCGCCATGCGTGCCGCCGTGACGGCGGCGACGGCAGCGTTGTTGAGGTGCTTGATCACCGAAGGGTGCAGGGGCGCCGTCTTCTGCAGGGCGGCCGCGCCCTCACGGACCGCGACAGACAGGTTCCGGCACATGGCCGGGATGCCGACCAGCTCGACGACGTGGTCGGCCATGTCGGCGTCGTCGTCACCGTGGAGGCCGTTGGCGAGCTGCTCGGCCATGGCCACGAGGAGCCGGTAGGCGTCGGAAGCGCGGACGTCGACCTGGCGGGCGACCGCAACACCGGCTGTCCGTGTGGCTGCTGGCTGGACGGTGGCGACGGGGTAGGTCACGGGGGTGCTCCTTCGTTGTGCGGTCGACGCCGCGAGGACGAGCATCTGGTCGGTGCGGGCGAGTTCCAGGTCGATGCGGGCGTTCGCTTCTCGGATGACGTGGACCTTCACGGCGTGGGGGTCGCCTTGGGTGCCGTCGCGGGCGGCGTCCTGCTCGGCTCGCTTCCCAGCAGCGATCGCTTGGCGGCGGCGCTTGCGTTCGCGGGTCTTCTTCACGAGCTCGATGCGGTCGTCGATGATCTCGCCGTCGATGACGTCGCCGGGGGCGCGGTCGGGCTTGGGGGGCAGGCCGTCGTCGACGATCTCCGCGTCGAAGACCTCGACGTCGCCGCCGCCCTTGGGCTTCTTCGGGCCCTTCGGCTTCTTCGGGTGGAGGCCGTCGCGTGCCGTGGCCGACGAAGTGTCGGCGCCGGTACGAGTCTTGTCCTTCCGCAGCCTGCCGGGCTTGTCGCCTCGGCCGCGCCACGGCCTGTCGCTCGGCGGCTGCTTGCCGCGGCCCTTCGGCCCGTCCTTCAGGCCCTTCGCCGAGCTGTCGCCGCTTCCGGGCTTCGGTCCCTTCAGCCCCTTTCCCGGGCTGTCCTTCGGGGTCTTGTTCTTCGGGCCCTTCAGGTCACCGCTGTCCTTGTTGGGCTTCAGCTTGTTCAGGCCCTTGAGGAGCTTCTCGGCGACCGGGTCCTTCACCTTCGGCTTGCGCTGCCTCCCGCCAGAGCCGGAGCCGCCGCCGGGGCCCGTTGTCTTGGGGGTCTTCGGCCGGCCGCCACCGGTGCCGCCGCCCGGGCTGTTCGGGCTGTTCGGCGAACGACGCCTACCGCCGTCGCTGCCGGAACGGTCGCGGCCCGACCGGTCCCTGCCGGCGCCCGGCTCGTTGGCGGCAGCGTTGGCGTTCTCGTCGTGCTCACGGCGCCGCGCACGCCACATCGACGCAGCCACCAGCACAGGCAGCGTGGCCCCAGCGATGACCGCACCGACCGGACCGGCGGCGAGGAACCCGAGGCCGATCGCCGCCGTTTCACTGGACACGCTGTGTGAGATCGCCGCGTACCCGTTGCGCAGCGAAGCGTCCGCGGCGGGCTGCGGCGGACGCGGGGCGGGGCGGGGCGGGGAAGCGCCGCGAGGCTGCTGAACGACCACGAGAGGGGCTCCTGAGCTGGGCTGGCTTCCGCCCCGCCCCGCCCCGCCGCCCGCACTATCACTCGCCGTAGCGCCCGACGGCGACGGCGAGCCTTCCCCAACCGGGGAGATCGTGTCGGCGCTCACAGATACGGCCCTGCCTTCCTACGGGCTCGACGGACAGCGGCGGCCACGCTGTCCCGATTGGCGTCAGGGCGCTTGGCCATGACGTTGTTGATCGCGTCGGTGTTGTTCGTGGTGTTCGCGATCTGCTCGCGAACGAGATCGGCGATGGGCCGCTGCTCGGGAACAGGGTTCGGCCTGTTCAACGGGCTGTTCGCCAGCTGTTCGCTCGGAATGTTCGCGAGCATGATCGGAGGGTTCGGAGGCTGTTCGCCGATCACATCGGCCGACGGTTCGGGCGCGGTCGGCGCGGACCCCGGAGTGATCGCGAGGGGGGCGCGGCGGCGGAGCTCCCGCACCCGGTCCTGCCGCATCACCTCGATGTCGAAGTCGGTGGAGACCTCGGCCATGAGGAGCTCGGCACGCATGCGCTGCTGCCGCATCTGGATGTCGTGCTCCCGCTCCTCGAAGACCATGCCGCGTTCCATCGCGGCGAGGGTGTGGAGCTCGTCGTGGGTGAGGTCGGCGGGGTCGCGCATGTCTGCGAGGGCCAGCGCCCACACGATCTTCGCGCCGAGCGGGAGGAACGGGCCCGCCGCGGCCATGGCGAGCGACTCGCGGGCGAAGCCGTGGGAAGCGAGGAACACGGCGACGATGAGGAGAGTGGCCCATCCGAGGGCTGGCACGACCCAGGATCGTCCGGCGATTCGCAGGCCGCGGGCCTCGGCGAGGATGACGGAGCCCCAGATGATGTCGGATCCGGCGGCGACGGTGAAGCCGATCCAGCCGGTGCCGAGGAGGTCGACGAGGCTCCATGTCGTCCAGGCCAGGGAGGCCAGCGACAGGAAGGCCGCCGGGTAGAGCAACGGGCTGCGCCGGCTGGTGGGGGTCTGGACGGTGGTCACCCGATTGTTCCTTTCGTGGGTTAGTTGTAGCGCCAGGCTGCGGCGGCGACAGCGGTCGCGATGAGTGCGGGGATCGTGAGCTCGGCGTAGAACGCGAGGCCGGCGCAGAGGGTGAAGCCCCAGCGCGAGACCGGCATGCACAGGGCGTTCAGGAATGGAGAGTGGGCGCGTAGGCGTCGGCGGCGGCGAGCGCATTGGGCGCAAGCCGGGCGGCGGGCGGTCTGGTGGGCCATGTCGCCTCCGCTACTTCTTGCGACCGGTCAGGTTGATGCGGACCCTGGATTCCGGCTGCGGCTCGGTGGGCTTACGGGCGCCGAGGTTGATGCGGACGCGGGACGTCTTCTTGTTGTCGCTGCTGGTCATGGTTGCTCTCCGGAGGG